AACGTGTTTTAATTTAATGCTTGCCATAATTAAGTAGGTTCAGTAGGAAAAGTAACAGAACTCATATCTAAATTACCATCTGCATCTAGTTTAGGCGATGCACTAGCTGGTAAATCTCTCAGTGCCTGTCTATAAGTTTTCCAAGAATCATCATTTGATAAAGTTAAATCTCTTGATTGCGTCCAATCACAAGCTGTTAATAATTTATCTCTTTCTGCCCTTAATAATCTCATAGGTTCTGCATTATTTAACCTTGTAACTTCAGCATTTATTTCAGATTCGGTTGGTGCTGTTCCGCTATCTAACCACTCCAAGCCAGAATAATCTGTACCAACCCAATTATATTGAGCATTTGGTTTTAAACTGCAAAGTGCTTGTCCTTTATTATAAATCATTAGTTTGGTGCAACCTCATAAACAGTAAGACTAGAGTATGTGTTGTAACTTGAGTTGACGTACATATGTCCATGATTAGTTTGACCTTGACATTTATAAGTTACATTAGTGCTTCCGTCTTTTCCATGTGTATCGAGAAGGGTTTGTGTAAGCGGGCAACCAATTTGTAAATAATCTGTTGAAGAGTTAGTTTGTAGCCTTATGTTTCGCTGATCTACACCTATGATTGTACTATCTCTAAGAACTGCCATTTTATTAAAACCATGGAAAGTGCTAGTGTATTCACCATATCCAGAAGCAACAGCGACTACAAGACATTTGCTAGTTGCTGCTGGCTGAAATGTAAGTGTTAAGTTTGTAATATCAACATATGAACTAGAAGTAATATCTTGACCAGTTGTGCTTGTAACTGAATGTACCTTAAGAATTTTACCGCCATCAATATTTGTTAAAGCTGCTCCAGAAATTGCTGGTAAAGCCCCTGTAAGCTTTGACGCTGCTAAATCATTTATATCTGCATTTACAATAGAGCCGTCAACAATATTTGCTGAATTTATTTGTAATCCAGTTATCGTATCGTTTGAGCCGTTTAGTACTAAAGCCATTATGGAATCGTTACAACTGAAGGACTATTTATTGTTAGTGTAGCATTAATTGTTAGAGGACCTGCAACTAAAGCGTTATGATTTGAAGAAATTGTATAATCATTATCCATAGAATTTTCACTCTCAAAGAATATAGATTCACCGCCACCACCTTGAGCACCTGCTGTTATACCTGTTAAAGCTGAACCATCACCAGCAAATGATGTGGCAGTACAAGTACCTGTTACAGTAACTCCACCTGTAACTGTTTCTAATTTTTTACTATTTGCAAAATAAAGTTCTAGTGCTTGATTACTTCTTTTAGAAACTAAGGTTTTTGTAGTTGTACCAAGAGCAAAAGTTCCAAGTACCAAATCACCACTACCACCATTCATTCCAAGAATAGTAAAATCACTACCATTTACATAAGAAAGATTATAGTCACCTGTAGTTGAATGATCTCCAAACGACAGTGATTGACTATCAGTTAATTTTAAATTACTTGTACTAGCATCAAATGTTATACCAACATTGGTTGTATCAGAATTAAATACAACATCTCCGTCAGTATCTAAACCAGCTTGACAATTTAGTTTTCCTTGTGAAGTAACTTCTCCAGTAGTTCCGATCTTTAAACGACTTGCACTATTAGTACTATCACGTATATCAAATTCTCCACCATTTACTTTTATTTCGTAGTCTGGGTTTGCATCAGAATCTACAAAACTAACAGTAGGTGCTGTTGAGTTAATAATAATATTACCAGCATTAGTAGTTAAACTGTTGCCAGATACGTTACCATTTATACCGAAGTTTCCAGTACCACTTATATCGTTACCATTTAGGTCAAGGTTACCACCTAGCTGTGGTGTAGTGTCATTTACTAGATCTGTAGTTACTGCTGAAAAACTTAAATTACCATTACTATCTGTTTTTAAAAATGCACCATTAACAATACTAGAAGGCAAGGTAAGAGTATAACTTTGCCCTGCACTATGAGGTGGTGATTTTATTTTTACACCATGACTATTTTGTGAACAGTTAAGTTGTAAAGTTCCATCAGCACTACTACCATCACCTTTAACTTCTACTACACCAGTACCATTAGGATTTAATTTAATATTGCCATTAGTTGTACTTGTTGTTATTTCATTAGTTTGAACATCTAAGTTACCGCCTAATTGTGGAGTCGTATCAGAAACAACATCACTTATTCCAGAACCACCACCACCACCACTATTTGCTGCCCACTTAATACCTGCTGCTACTGTGCTGTCAGCAGTTAAGATATATCCATTTTGTCCAACAGAAAGTGCTGTAGGATCACCAGAACCATCACCAACTAATATTTCACCTTTAACATCTAAATCACTATTCATTACTGCACCAGCAGCATCTACGTTAGTTGCATCTGTTACATCAGCACTGGCTTCAATAGCAGCTAGTTTACTTTTTTCAGTATCAGTAAAAGCATTTGTATTAGATTCTGCTTCGTATGCAGTTTTTATTTCTGCACCTGTTTGATCTTGTGTTGCACCAGATTCAATTCCACTTAGTTTAGTTTTCTCTGCATCTGTAAAGACATTACTGTCTGTTGCATCACCAACAAGTGTTCTAATCTCAGCAGCAGTTTGATCTGCTGTAGCAGAAGCTTCTATCCCATTAAGTTTTGTATGGTCAGCATCAGTAAATACATTACTATCAGTAGCATTTTCAACAAGTGTTCTTATTTCTGCTGCTGTCTGGTCTGCTGTTGCTCCACTTTCAATACCATCTAATTTTGTACCATCAGTTGATACATCTCTACCATCAACAGTTCCAGAAGTAACAATATTTTGACTACCAAAGTTAGGTGATATTTTAGTTCCATCTATAGCTGCACTTGCATTTATATCAGCATTAACAATAGTTCCATCATTAATCATTGTTGATGTAACAGTTCCCGAATCACCTGTTGTTACAACTGTTCCTGTAGTATCAGGTAACGTAATTGTTCTATCATCAGTAGGATTTGTAATAGCTAAAGTTGTTTCATTATTATCATCAACACTACCTTCAAATACAAGATTACCAGTTACAGTTTGTGATCCATCTCTTTTTACATAGTCATCTGATAGTTCTTGTAAACCAAACAATAATTGATCTGTACTACTATCTAAATCTGTTTCAGTTAAAACACTACCATCTTGAAAGTCTACTTTTTTTGCACCGATATTTGTATCTCTTTGAAACTTTATAGCTGCTGAGTTTGCTGGATTATTACCAGAAGTAAATTGAATTGTAGTAGCAGAAGCAAAAGTATAATGTGTAGTTTTAGTTTTTAAGACCCCATCAACAGTAACATCTACTTCATCTTCATCTATATAACTAAAGGATATGGAATAAGGACCAGCAGTAGAACCAGAACTAGGTGCGGTATGTTCTGTAAAAGATGGTGCGGTGTTGGTAGCCATAATTAGTTTCCAGAGAAGTTCTCTAATATTGGTATTATATCTTCATAAGCTCTTCTGTTTTCATTTTCAGCCATTGATTTTATTTTTTTATCCATA